TCCTATTGCTAACGAGTTCAATAGAATGCTCTCCTCTCTCAGTAGGATCGGAGTTGGGGTGTTTCTAGCACCTGGAAAATATTTTCCACCAGGACATCGTGGCGTCTACCATACTGTAGGTAATAATTTCTTTTTGAATAAATTGTACATGCGTCGTCCACATGTTCTTATGAGTGTAATGCGTCATGAAGGATGGCATGCTGCTCAAGATTGTATGGCGGGTAGCATCAAGAATAAGATGATTGCTATTATCAAACCTGAAGAAGAGGTCCCTGTGATCTGGCGTACACTAGCAGAGCGTACTTATCCTCCCCATGCAGTTCCTTGGGAAGCAGAAGCAACCTGGGCTGGTAAGACTGAGGGTATGACTGAGAAGGCACTTGCTGCTTGCGCCGATGGTAATATGTGGGAGGTTTATGAACCAACACCATTGACCAGAAAGTATCTTGAAGAATTTGGATACTTACGTTAAAATAATCACGCTGAGTTGAATCAACAATGAAAATTTTTCTAGACACTGCAGACACTGAACTGATTTCAAAATATTTTAGTACGGGGCTGGTTGATGGAGTTACCACCAACCCAACACTCATCATGAAGAGTGGTCGCAATCCTGAAGATGTTTATCAACAGATCAAAGACATTGGTGTTCCAGACATCAGCATGGAAGTTATGGGATCTGATCTTGAAATGTATGATGAGGGAGTTCGTCTCTATGAAAAGTTTGGTGAGGTTGCTACCATCAAAGTCCCATGCACACGCGAGGGTCTGATCGTCTGTAAGCGTCTCTCCGAACAAGGTATCAAGGTGAACGTCACATTGATCTTCAGCGCCGCTCAGGCAGTCCTTGCAGCGAAGGCAGGGGCAACTTATGTCTCACCCTTTGTAGGACGCCTTGACGACCAATCTGTGGCGGGTCTGGAGGTCGTTCGATCTATCTCTGAACTCTTCCGTATTCATGGGTGCAGGACTCAGGTTCTCTCTGCCTCTATCCGTAGTGTTCAACGTGCCGTTCGTTCATGGTATAATGGTGCAGAGATTGCAACGATGCCTCCCAGTGTTCTTGAACAGATGTATGATCACATCCTGACCGACAAAGGCATGGAAATCTTTGAACGTGACGCAGCGAACATTAAAAACTAATATATAAATCAGCGAGGAAAAAACCATGGGCAAATACGATTTTAACATCACCATTCGTACTCCTGATGGAGAAGAAACCACATTTGAGTGTGCAGACGACAACTACATTCTTGACGCTGCTGAAGAAGCAGGTATTGATCTCCCATATTCCTGCCGTGCAGGTGCTTGTTCATCTTGTGCTGGTAAAATTCTTGAGGGGGAAGTTGATAGTAGTGATCAAACATTTCTTGATGATGAACAACTGGAAGAAGGGTTCGCACTTCTGTGTGTTACCTATCCAGAGTCTGATTGCCTGATTCTTTCTGAGCAAGAGGAGAATTTGTAATGGGAACTTTTATCATTTATTCTCGGGATGGTTGCCCTTACTGCACTAAAGTTGTTCAGTTGATGCAAAGAGCTGAGCAAAAACATGTTGTATATAAACTAGGTCGAGAGTTTCAACGTGATGATTTTTATGCAGAGTTTGGGAAAGGATCTACTTTCCCTCAAATTATTCTGGATGGAAAGAAACTCGGTGGGTGCATGGAAACTGCACAATATCTAAGGGAGAACAAATTAGTCTAGTGGTAGTACAAATGGATGAAGAGATCTACGACATCGTAGAAAAAGCAGTTGACTATTCTTTTAATCACAAATTTCCTCTTAAAAATTTCTACACTTATTTGAAGCATAGGAAATACAAACGAAAAGAAGTTCAAGAATTTCTTGATAGTTCTACAGTAAAAAATATTGAGGGGACTGTTGGAGAATTAAAAGAGTATATCAAGGGAGGCAATAAAACTATTAGGGAAGCCTATGGTTTCATAGGAAAACCTGAAGCAAGAAAAGTCGTGACTTATCTTCAAAAAATTATTGATGATGCAAGGCAGTACCATTATGAACGAAGACCAGGAAGACGAAAAAAGCAATCTAAATAGTACAGATCTCGGCATCAATCGAGGATTTGAGTTGATGTTAAGGCAAGATAAAAGGGAGGAAGAACCAGAACCAAAAAAATTCCATGTAATTTTCGGTAAGGTTCTATCTCTCTTTAAACGAGAGATAGGCTTACACATTGAATTCTATTTTGATTATAAGAAGTAAGTATCTCTCGGGGGAGTAGAAAAATGTTAGCAGTAACCCTGACCATAGGAACATTGGTCTCAATCATGTTCTTTTTTGTAGGAGGTGTGGTAGGATGGCTTGCAAAAGAACATCAATTCCAGACCCAACCCGTCTATATGCATCCCGAAATGTTTGACGAGAATGGTAATGTATTACCAGATGAAATTTTAGCAGTACGATTTGAAAACGGTTATGACGAGCTCGACGAAGAAGAAGACGAAAGCGAATCTTGATTTGCCTCCAAACCCATTTGTGTTTGAAGTCTTGGACCTTGTAGATAAACAAAGGTCCAAGGCTAAAAAAATTGAGGTGCTTCAGAAATATCAATCCAATCATCTTAAGGCAGTATTCATCTGGAACTTTGATGATAGTGTTATCTCCCTTCTTCCAGAAGGAGAAGTACCTTATGGTAATCTTGTGGAAGATGGTACGTCTAAAGGAACCTTGAGTCAAAAGATTTCAAGTAGAACCAGAAGCGATAACATTGCATACAATGGAGCAGAAGAAGATTTAAGAGCACAAAAGTCTTCTATTGCAAATGAAGCAGATAAGTTTTATAATTTTATTCAGGGAGGTAATGCATCCCTGAATGCTATCAAACGAGAGTTAATGTTTATCAATATCCTTGAGGGTCTTCATCCGCGAGAGGCAGAAATTGTTGTGCTGATCAAAGACAAGAGACTCGGAGAGCGGTATAAGATTACAAAGGCACTTGTGTCTGATGCATATTCAGATATCACATGGGGAGGTCGTAGTTGAAAATTAAAATGATCCATCAAGCGTGTGATCCCAGTCTATCTGAGGATCGCACTCTTCCAACTAGTGCATACCTGATTGAGTACCTACAAGATGGAATCACTTGTTATGATATCGTCATGGCTAATAAACAAGCAGACATTTTTGATCACTATTGGGATCATTATCGTGCTGACTTTAAGAACATGACTCAGACTGAGGGTAGAATCAGTCCTAAACTGTGGGGTATCCAGGGAAAGGGAGGTAAAAAGAAATGAGTGGGTTTGGAAAGAAACAAGAAAAGAAATCTAAAACCAAAGTCATCAATGAAGATGAGTATGATAAGTTGGTGAAAAAATATAAGCGTATTAAAAAGTTTATGAATTCTCCATTGCATGAAATAAAGCGTATCTCTGGAGAGAAAACGATTGTAGAAGAGTTGATGGATGAATATGAGAATAATCTAGATGATTATTATGAAAAGAATCCTGAAGCTTCAGAAGAGGAAGAGTATGATGAACACTATGCTCAAGAGCGTGTAGATTATCAAGCAGGACTCAATGAATTCCTTTATAAGAAAGGAGGTGGTCATGAGTATAAAGATAATGGAAAGTCAGGGGGATTTGAATAACCGTTTCCAAAATCGGGCGGAAAAAATCCCGGCAAATTTTTCACGCGAAAGGTTTTTTACAAATTGTATACTGTGATACAATATAATTTGACTATATAGTCTATGTGGTCTATAGTGGACCTACGTTCATCCAAATGCTCAGTGTACTACTGGCTCTCACCTTAGCCCATCATAATGACGGGTCGCCCTACGGGTGGCACATGAGTTGTGAAAGGTTCCTACAAAGAAGAGTTGAGATCCTTATGGATAACAACTTTGATCGAAGAACTAAGTATAACTTAATAAGTTATCTTAGATCGAAGGTTGAGGGTCCATGTGGTATGCTTGCAAGGACGCAAGTAAGTCGCGGAACGGAGCGTTCATCCCATGTTTGAATTTTTACTTTACTCTGGTATTCATTGCA